TTTTACATGAATTAGTACATCTAAGACAATGGGTAGAGGGTTCACTTACACTTAAATCAGGTAGGACATACTACAAAGGTAAGAATGTAAGTGACATCAAATATTATGAGCAACCCCACGAATTGGAAGCGTTTAAATTGCAAGAAGAACTATATAGACAGTACAATAGAGATATGTGTAGGTCAAGTAAGGGAAAGAATAATTTTAAAAGATTACCAGAATTTACTCTTTAGACAAATGCAACTCAAACACATCGAACACCCCGAAGATACTATCCTTACTGGAGACTTATCAGCAATTAACTGGTTTACTTTACAGGGTAAAGTATCTCTTAAAATAGATGGTTGCCCTGCTATTGTATGGGGAACTAATCCCGAAAACGAAAAGTTTTTTGTTGGTACAAAATCAGTATTCAACAAAGTCAAGAAGATGATATGTCACTCTCACGAAGAGATTGATATATTATATGCTGAAAAACCAGACTTGGCAAATAAATTACACTTATGTTTTGATAATTTAGTCAGAACAGAGAATATCTATCAGGGAGATTTGATAGGTATTGGTGGCGATGACTACTACCAACCTAACACGATTGGTTATCTTTTTCCATATAAGATAGAACACAATATTATCATCGCACCACACACAGAGTATATCGCTACAGGAGATACTCTACTTGATACTCACGCAATACCACTTGACCATATACTTGAGAATGACTTGGACAAAGTATTGTATGTTCAATGTAATGCTATTGCAAAGTTTCAATCCTTTGTATATGATAGATGTCAGTTTGCAAAACAGATGGCAACTATGGTGGAATTCGTAGATAATAAAAAAGCACAACAAATTAAAAAGACTATCAACCATTGTATCCGTACTGGAATACCAATTACAGATGATGTAGTCAATGCTATATCACACTCACATAATATTGACCCTAACTTAATGAGACTATGGAAGTTAGTTAAGTCAATTAAGATGGATGCACTTAAAAGATGTGAACACGATGGATGGTGGACAACATTTGATGCCGATGGCGAAATAGATGGCGAAGGTTATGTAATGTGGAATAGATGGGGTATATACAAATTAGTAAACAGAAATCAATTTAGCAGATTAAATTTCTTGATAGGAGGAGCTTGGGTCAGTTAAAAAACTGTCACACTTGATATAGTATTCCATATCAAATGGATTATAATAGGTATATAACAAAGAAACCCTATGAACTCAGGAACTTCAAGCACAGAACTCAATGATATGTTCACAGATTTCGTGAACTATGTTGACAGTTTCTATGGTCAGAATGACACCATTTATCCTATGATGTCTCAAGAGACTAAACAACCTCTTACTAAGTATGATATTCTTAGAGCAACAGAGCACTACCTATCAATGTGTAGTGATAAGACTAACAAGTCCTGCACTTGGGGGGATGGAGATAGTCTTGACAGAGAAAGAGTAAGAGACATCTTACTTGATGATTACAACTACAAGTTTGTAGGAGAATGATGTCTAAAATTAGAAGTGAATTTCCACAGACACCACTTAATCTGACTTTGAGAGAAGAGCAGATAAGCACCATACTCTATTGCCTAGAGGGTTACTCACAGGGTAACGATGATACAGAGTTGGTGGAAGAGTTAGACGAAATCTTTGAAGTCTTGGAAACAACAGTTGACAAGTTTTACAATAAGATTGAAAAGGCAAGAGCAAAAAGACCAGAGGAGGAATGGTAATGGCACTACACAAACTTGTATTAGATGACTTGGAACTAACAGCACTCATCACACACCTAGAAGGTCAAAATGAAATAATGTGTGAGAGTAGATTGAATAGTAGTAACCCAAGTGAAACACCAGACAGGGAAGAGATACTATTGAACTTGGTATTTGAAAAGGCATTTAAAATAGGTTGGGATGCACACATAAATCCTAAAGTTGATTTTGACTTACATAAAAATGAAGATAGGATATATGAAAATAAATTGTATCCACAAGTTTATGGACAAACAAAATGACATCATCAAGTTATCAGGATTGGACACACGAAGTAATAAACACACACTTGAGAGTTTCAAGTATTGTGCCAACACGCAAAGTTGACAAGTACACTAGGGCAAGGAAATATGGTAAAATCATAGTTTGCCCAGAGTGTAACAAAGTTACCACAGTATATCATTTTAGTTGGTCAGCACTCGGATGTCAAGAGTGTGGTGCTATGGTAGAAAAAAATCAATGGAGATTATTATGAACCAATTTGACAATTACGAACTCACAACCATAGATTATACATTAAAATATTATCTTGAACATAATGAAAATCTTGACGATGATGATATTGAGTGGTGTAATTTAGTAAGGAAAAAGATTGATACCGTTATAGAACTTCAAGCAAAGTATGATATGGAGTGTGGTTAGGACAGTTAAATTACTGTCATATCACATTGTAATATGGTAAAATATTTGCTATAATAATAGTAATTACGAAATGATTATGACCCCCGAAGAAAAGTATCGTGACCTCTACGAACAGATGTATGACCTATGTGAAGAACAGGGATGGGGAGACCCATTCTCTTATGCAAGGTCAAGAGAAATTTATATGGCGGGATTACTTGGTCATAAAGTTGCAGATGATTATTCTGGGGAAGATGCAATTGATGAAAATGGTGGGTGCGAATACAAATCTACTATAGGTAAGAGTGTTAATGGAACTTATAATGGTATAAGTGTTCAAGATACTTGGGAACTTCAAGAGAAGTACATTGTAGAGGATAAAATTGGTAAATACCAGAACCACTACTATGCAAGATTTAAAGGAGGTAAAGTTGAAGAAGTCTGGAAGTTGGGTTGCGATGTTGTATTGGATTTATTATTACCAAAGATTAAGAAACAGTTTGATGAAGGAACATCACACAAGAAAGACCCTAGAATAGGGGTAAGTATTGGACAGAAAGAGATTGAGAACTATGGTCAAAGAATTAGATAGTGGTAAGTTAATGTATTCGGTGGGTAACAACGATGAGTGTTACACACCTGATTATGGGGTAGAACCTATACTGAAGTATATCCCAGAGGGTGCTACTGTATGGTGTCCTTTTGATACGATTGATAGTGAGTTTACTAAACAAATATCAAAACAAAATAAAGTTATTGCTACTCATATTAGTATGGGTATTGATTTCTTTGACTTTGAACCAGAGTATTGGGATGTAATGGTATCAAATCCACCTTTTACCAATAAGAGAAAGTATTTTGAGAGAGCATTATCATTTGGCAAACCCTTTGCCTTGATAATGACAAATACTTGGTTGAATGACTCAGCACCAAAACAACTATTCAAGGATAAGGACTTGCAGTTGTTAATGTTTGACAAGAGAATGAAGTTTATAAGTCCTGATGGTAGAGACAATGACAAGATAACATTCAGTAGTAGTTACTATTGCTATAATATACTACCAAAACAAATTGTAATGGAGGAGTTGGATGTGCCACCTAAAAAAGTGTCACAAAAGACTACCAGTATGGCACGATTGCCACTATAATAGGTATATACACAAAGGAGAACCCCTATGCTCACAGAATTTATTGATTATGTAGATTCATTCTACGGAACTAATGACCCACTCTATCCTATGATGAGTCAAGAGACTAAACAACCACTCACAAAGTTTGATATTGAGAGGGCATCACAGAACTATCTTGTGATGTGTCTTGATGAGACTAATAAGTTTTGTACTTGGGGGGATGGAGATTCTCTTGACAGAGAAAGAGTAAGAGATATTCTACTTGATGATTACAACTACAAATATGTGGGAGAGTAAGATGAAACATTTTATTATTGAAGAAAAGTTTACTGGTTATGCGAATATTCGCATTGAAGCAGAAACCGAAGAGGAAGCACTAGCACTCTACAATAGAGGACATTATAAAGATAGTGAGTATGATATGGATGATATGTTCTATGATTTTGAGTTTTGTTCAATCAACGAAGAGAAAGAGGACATTTTCATTGATATAAACAACACAGGAGGGAAATATTGATGAATGTATCAAATGATACAGGATTGCTCCCACCAGGATGCCCTGTAAGGTCGATGAAATTAACTTTAGGTACGATAGTATCCCCCCAAAAACAATGAATACAAGAAATTACCAAGAACAAAAATTTACAGAGAAAATACTCAACGAACATCTAAAAACTAAACCAAAATGGTTAGCGACTTGTGGTAAAGTCAACAGATACACTAGGGCGGGTAAACATGGTAAGTTTATCATTTGCCCTATATGTGAGCAAGGTGGTATGGTATATCACTTTAGTTGGTCAGCATTACAATGTCAGCATTGTGGTAGTTTAATCACAAAAAACCAATGGAAAGTCACAGGATAGGACAGTTTAATTAGTGTCACATCAAGGTTGCATTTCTAACCATTATCAATTATAATTAGTACATAACAAAGGAGAACCCCAATGAAAATCTCATCCGAACAACTCAAAAAGGATATTGATTATCTATCAGTATTTCTTGAAGACAAAGAACAAATTGATGAAGTCATCGGTGCTTGCGATAAATTTGGTATCGGAAGTGCAGAGTAT